TATCCATTTAAATAATATGAATGATATAAAACAAGGTGGCAGTAGTACACCACAAAAACCAAAAGGACACGTAGATTTTAAATCTGCGTTTTATTTTCAAACACCGGTGTGGATTGCAGAAGCACCAATGTTTTTAAAAAATGCACTTAAAGTGACTGACAAATATATTAAGAAAGCTGACAAGCTTCTCAAAGAAAATTTAAAAAAAGAACCTAAATGGAAAAAAGATATAGGTACATTTGGTTTATCTAAACATAGTGAAAGTTTTTCTAATGATCCTAAAGTAAAAGATTTAGTCCAATTTATAGGACAACGATCCTATGAGTTTTTAGATTGGCAAGGTTTTGATTTAAGAAACCACAGCCTACATTTTACAGAATTTTGGGTTCAAGAGTTTAGTGAAAAAGGTGGTGGTCATCATTCTACACATCAACATTGGAATCAACACGTATCAGGATTTTATTTTTTAAAGTGTAGTGAAAAAACATCTTACCCTATCTTTCACGAACCTAGACCTGGTGCAGAGATGACAAAACTTCCGTTAAAAAACCAAGAACAAATTACAATGGGCACAAATCAAGTGCATTACAGACCTAATCCAGGAACAATGATTATATTTCCAGGTTATGTCCCACACGAGTTTGCAGTTGATGCAGGACTAGAACCTTTTCGATTTATACACTTTAATATTAAAGTTGTTGAAACAGCGATATCAAAAGAAAAAAGTCTTAAATGAACTTTAAAATAAAAAACAATTTTTTTAAAAAAGATGAATTTAATAAAATGAAATATATAATTACACATCCTAACTTTAATTGGTTTTTACAAACCTCGGTAGTATATAAAGAAGATTGTATTTTTTTTTCTCACACTTTTTTTAATGATGATGGAATTTGTAGTCCTTTTTATAAAGATATAGTAATACCTTTTATTGATAAATTAAAAATTAAAAAATTGTTAAGATCAAAATTAAATTTATACCCTAAAACACATAAACAAATTATTCACGGTTTTCATACAGATAGCAGAGATAAACACAACGTTGTTTTATTTTATTTTAATACAAACAATGGTCAAACTTTATTTAAAAATAAAAAAATTAATTCGAAAGAAAATAAAGCTGTAATTTTTGATGGTTCTTTAGAACATTCTAGTACGACTTGCACTGATCAAAATTATAGAATTACTTTAAATATAAATTATGAGCTTTAAAAAAAATAAATATATAGTTATTAAAGAAGCTGTACCCAAAGATATAGCTACATTTGTTTACAATTATTTTTTACTTAAAAGAACTGTTGCTAGAAGTTTGTTTGATGCAAGATACATATCTCAATTTACATCGGAATGGGGAACTTGGAATGATTCTCAAGTACCAAACACTTATTCTCACTATGCAGATTTAGCTATGGAAACTTTGCTTATGAGAACTTTACCTATTATGGAAAAAAAAACAGGACTTAAATTAAATCCAACTTATTCATATGCTAGAATATATAAACCAGGTGATGTCTTGGAAAGACACAAAGATAGATTTAGTTGTGAAATATCTACAACTTTAAATCTTGGTGGCGATCCTTGGCCTATACATTTAGAGCCAAAGAAAAATGTAGGTATCCCCGATGGTAAAAAGATTACTGTAAAGAGTAATAACAAAGGCATTATAGTCAATTTAAAACCTGGTGATATGTTGGTTTATAGAGGTATGGAACTAGAACATTGGAGGGAAGAGTTTCAAGGTGATAACTGTGCTCAAGTTTTTTTACACTATAATGACCAAAAATCTAAAAATGCAGAGCAAAACATAAATGATACAAGACCTCATTTAGGACTTCCAAGTTGGTTTAAAAAGTAATATAATCCTTAGATGGAGGCAGTGACTCCACCACATACCTCACTGTCTCCTTTTAAGGATTTATATGAGTTTAGGATTTGACGCAATATCAGCATTACCATTCGCAACAGCCCAAACAGCTGGTGATGTACAAGTAAGTGTAGTTGGCAATCAATTAGATATAAATATTGGTAACTTTGCTATTTCAGCAGATTCTATTACCGAAATACCAAATCCAAATAGATTAACATTAGGTTCTGGAACATTAACTATTACAGCAGATTCTAATTTTACTGCTACAGGTAGTCAGGTTACATTAACTACAGGCACGGCAGCAGCAAGCACAAGCGTTGATATTACACCTTCTGTAAACCAATTGACCTTAGCAACAGGAAGTGTTACAATAACTGCTGACTGCAATATAGATGTAAATAGTGGTTTAACTACAACCTCATTTGCTGTGGATACAGGCGAAGTTGCGGCAATAACATGGAGTGAAATTGTTCCAGGCGTAGACATGGTTTGGACACGAATAGACACAAATTAATATGGCATCAACTTATTCATCAGACTTAAAACTAGAAATTATAACAACAGGTGAGAAAGCCGGACAATGGGGTGGAATCACTAATACAAATTTACAAATCTTAGAACAAGGATCATCAGGTGCTTTAGACGTAGATATGGCAGGCGCTAGTGTTACATTAGATTTAACAGATGGTGCTGCATCAAATGGTAAAAATGCATATTTAAGATTAACTGGAACTTTATCAGGTGACAGAACTTTAACTATGCCAAGTGGTTCTGGTGTTACTAGAGTTTGGATTATTAAAGATGATACTGTTAGAGGAACATCAAACAGAACTTTAAGTGTATTGACAGCTAGTGGAACAGCACAACCAATACCTCCAGGATCAACTATTCTTTGTAAGTCTAACGGTACAGAAACAGTTACATCTATTATCGAAAAAGGTTACGAAACAATAACTGATTCTAATAGTCCTTACACAACGGTGGCAGGGGCACAAATTTTTGCTAACACAACAGCCAATCCAATTACAATAAATTTACCTTCGTCTCCTGCTGTTGGAGATGAAGTTAGTGTTTTAGATACAAGAGGAACTTTTTCTTCAAATAATTGTACTATTGGTAGAAATGGTCAACCTATTAACTCATCAGCTTCTGATTTAACTTTAAGCACAGCTGGTCAGTCAATTACATTGGTGTATGTAGATGCGACAAGGGGTTGGGCATTTAAAACTAATACAGCATAGGGGCTACATTAATGGCTCTCATTGATTTTAAATTTAGGTCAGGAATCGATAAACAAGATACTTCTGTCGGTGCAGAAAACAGATGGGTAGATTCTGATAATGTTCGTTTTAGATATAATCTCCCTGAAAAAGTTGGGGGATGGTCTTCACTACTTCCCGATACAATTGTAGGTGTTGCTAGAAAACAACACGCATTTGTTGACCTTGATGGTAATAGATATGTAGCAATAGGCACAGATAAATTTTTACTTATTTACTTTGAAGGTGCTTTGTATGACATCACACCTTTTAGAAGTAATAACGCAGGAGCTCAAACAACTTTTACAGGTTCAACTATAACTACAAGTACAACTAGAGGAACGGCTGTTACTATTACAACATCAACAAACCATGGATTAGAAGTAGGAGATATTATTGAATTAGATTCAGTGACAATGCCAACAGGTTCTAGTATAGCTGCTTCAACTTTTGAAGATAAACTTTGCCAAGTTATAACAGTTCCAACGTCTACAACTTTTACAATTACATCGCCATCAGCAGAAGCTAATGGTGGTGGTTCAGATTTAACTTCAGGAAGTTCTTGTATAGTTGAACCTTATCAAACTGTTGGTCCTGCCGCACAGTCATATGGATATGGTTTTGGTATTGGTAACTATGGTGGAAATGTTACAGGATCACAAAGCACAGAATTAGATGGAGCATTACTAGCAGACACCGCAGGTACAGGTGGATCTGGTACAGCAGTGACTGTAGATGCCACAGCAGGATTTGCATCAGCAGGAACGATAGCCGTTGGCACAGTTCCAAATGCTGAATTAATTACTTATGCTTCAACTAACTCTACAAATTTTTTAACTATCGGTAGAGGTGCATCAGGAACAGCAACACCTGGTACATCAAATGGTCAAGCCCATTCTACTAATGCAACAGTTCAAGACGCAACATTATGGGCTGGCTTTGGAAGTGCAGTATCTGCATCAACCATTACCCTAGAACCAGGGCTATGGTCATTGAGTAACTTTGGTCAAGTATTAGTTGCAACTATAGCGAATGGTGAAACATTTACTTGGGATTCTTCTATTGCAGCTAACTTTACAACAAGAGCCTCTAAAACAACTACTAATTTTTCTACAGCTATCAGTGGAAATTTAGGTAATCCTACAGCAACACGAACAACTTTAATATCACCAACGACAAGACACTTAATTCATTTTGGAACAGAAACAACAATTGGTGATCCAACAACTCAAGACGATATGTTTATTAGATTCTCAGATCAAGAGTCTATTAATGATTACACACCCACAGCGATTAACTCTGCGGGTACACAGAGACTACAGGATGGTACTAAAATTGTAGGTGCATTAGTTGCAAAAGAAAATATTTTAGTTTGGACTGACAACGCACTCTATACTATGAAGTTTGTTGGAGCTCCTTTTACATTTGGCTTTGATCAAGTAGGTACTAACTGTGGATTAATAGGACAGAATGCTGCCGTTGAAATTGATGGTGTTGCTTATTGGATAAGTAACAATGGTTTCTTTGCTTTTGATGGTACAGTTAAAACTTTGTTATCTTCTGTAGAAGATTATGTATATGATGATTTTGATACAACAAAAGGTCAACAAGTTTGTGCAGGTATTAATAATTTGTTTTCAGAAGTAGTTTGGTGGTATCCAACGTCAGGTTCTACTTATAATAACAGATATGTTGTTTATAATTATGGTGAGTCCAATCCACAAAATGGATTAATATGGTATACAGGAAATGAACCAAGGACTACTTGGGTTGACTCTATTGTATACCCAAAACCTTTTGCAACTAAATTTGATAGTTCAAGCACAGGAACTTTCCCTTCAATTATAGGTGAAACAGGGTTAGGTCAAACAACCTATTTTGAACATGAAGTAGGAACTGATCAAATTAATCCTGATGGAACAACTACAGCTATTGCATCAAATATTAAATCTTATGATTTTGATTTAGATGTTAAAGGTAGTGGAGAGTTCTTTCTAGCTATGAGAAGAATATTACCTAACTTTAAAGTTTTGACAGGAAACGCTGTGGTTACTGTAGGTATTAAAAATTTTCCTGCTCAATCAGATACCACTAGCACTTATAGTCCTTTTACGATAACATCGTCTACAGAGAAGATTGACACAAGAGCACGTGGTCGATTTGCAAATATTAAGATTGCTAACACAGGATCTTCAGAAAGCTGGAGATTTGGAACAGTTAGAATTGATCTACAACCTGATGGGAGAAGATAATGGTAAAACCTAACGTTGATTTTATGCAAAATTATAGGCCGACTCCAAACAGGGTTTTTGATCTATATAATTATTATCAAGGTGTAGGTCCTACAACAGGAACACCAACGACAACAACTGCTAGTGTTCCAGGATACAACCCTTTTGTTCCAAGAGGTGGAGGCGGTGGAGGTGGTATTACTAGTATCAATCCAAGTGGTTTTAAACAAACAGATGATTTATTTTTTGACAGACCTGATTATGAATATGATGCAGCTTTTCCTAATGCAGGTAGAACTAAAAGTATGTTCGGTAAAGCTAGAGATTTTGGAGTTAAAGCATTAGCTTCTAATATGTTATCAAAAGGTGGAGCACAATTAGGGTTTGGTGTTTTAGGTCCTTATGGTGCTTTGGGAGGTGCAATAGGTGGTGGTATTTTAGGGTTCGGGGCTCGAGGACCTACCGACGCTGAAAGAGTTGTAGGAAACTTTTATGGAAACCTAGGTAATCAACCAAGTTTTTATAGAGATCCAATAACAGGAGAACTTGTGGAAAGTGCAATGCAAGGATATAATATTTCCTCTGCATTTGGTAAAGGTATTCCAGCTGCTATAGATAAACGATT